CAACAGTCCAGCAAGTTTTGCTTTCTTAGATACTTCGCTTGGAAATCTGTACATTAAAAACAGCAGCGATTCAGGAGATTGGAGTAACCCAATTCCTTTTGGAAAAGGGCAAAAAGGTGATACCGGTGATACGGGACCGTTGGGACCCTCAGTCACTGGTCCAACGGGCGAAGCTGGAGTGGGCGTAACGGGTCCAACAGGTCCAGTGGCATCAAACTTGTTTAACGGAAATACAGGGAATATCGTTTTGTATGACGGAAATGGAGCAATCAAGTCAAGCGATAATTTCTTTGTTGATACTTCTGACGATACTTTGATTATTGGAGGTCAACAGACTTTCCAACAAACGTCGCTCGGATCAAATGCAAAGTTAGGAACTAATCCGGCAGATTTTGTGGGCGTAAAAGGGTACTTTGCAAATGTGGCCAACTCTTACGTAGCCGCGACAAATAAAGTCATAAGATCGAATCAGTATTTGGATTTGACAGAAAAGACATGCGACTTTCATTTCAGCGGCGAAATAAATGCTACATATACGTCAACAATTGTAAGCGTAGGAGGTGGTGGAGGTGCAGGAGGAGGTCTTCGTTTTTTTACGAATGACGGATTCATTTCTCTTAATTTTTACGCTACCTCTATAGGAATCATGATCATGCAACTGTTCAGGACCTTGTACAATGATCCTATGACGAATCAGGAATCAACAACTACTATACTCATAGACGTTTCAGACGCTGGAGTGTACATACGTAATTGCCAAATGACAGTTGTAAGGACTCTAAATTCGTTTTCTATCAATGTAACACCAGTGTACAAATCCCCCACATTTTCGTACGTGTTTACTGATATCACAAACATTGATAGAATGCAGATTTACACTACGAATCAAGGTGGTGACTTTTACCTTCAGAATTTTGTTGCGTCTGCGCCAGGAACATTTGTGCACAAGGTCAATCAGGGAACGAAATTGTTTGGAAGTACCCACATAAACAATGAATTATTCATCGATAAGTTACCTGTTAAATTCCAAACAAATATTCTTGGGTGGGACACAGATACAACACAGATTACTAAACAACCTCTTGTATCGGGAAGTCAGAATAACGTAATTTATAATGATCAGGGCCTGTTCCAAGGAAACAATAACTTCAATTATACGAGTTCTAAAGGAAATTTAACGTTATCCGCAGTCGCTACTCCTTATGTTGTTGGAAGTGTATCGTATCAACTTCAAACCAGTGATAAAGCAACCAAGACATTTCCCGATCAGTTAGACTCTGTCGTAAATACCTACGGATCAACATGGCAAAATTTTTCAGGAAAAATCACAAATCTTACAGGTTTTCCTACGACAGAAATGCTCAATACCAGTTGGCAAGCTGGACAGAATTACTCTCGATTAGCAAATCCGTTCTATCCTTCTGGCTCTATAGTAAATTTCCTCGGTAAATACTACTATGCTTTGGGCGACCATTATTCCAGTAACTTAAATCAACCTCCTTCCGTATATTGGAAAGAATTTAAACTTTTTAACTTGTTTTACGGAACCACTTATTTTAGTGGAAGTGTCACCTTCGTAAATAATCGTATAAGCAGCATGTTTGAATGGAGATTTAACGTACCTAAAGGAGGTTCAGCAGGACCTTTCGTTCTTAATGTTCTGTTTGGTACTACACTTGGAAACGGTTACTTTACCTTTGGCACAAACGATAACTACGACTTGTATGTGAACGACCCTTTCGGAAACAATGTGTACATTTCAAGTGAACTTTACTGGAACTATGTAAGAGTCGTTCGAACTCCAATATTGTACGTTTTTCTTGCTGGTCCCGACGGTGTGACTTATAATGAAATATACAGAAATGCTGGTGTTGTTCCGACTTTAGATAGTGTGGTCATAAACTTTCACGATCCAAGCAATTTCGGAAGTGTTGAAATGTACGATTTTAAAGTTTACGATGTTACACCAGGATCAGTGAATACTGTCATGAATGTGAACGGTCCTGTCGAAATTGACAATTCCACGTTTCCAGATAAACAGGCTTTGACCGTCTTGGGTTCAACAACCTTCAACAATGGTCTATTTCTCAATGGAATCACAGGGCCTACAGGTAACAAATTCCTAAGTTACGACAATACTTCAGGTCTGATATCCTATAATTCAAATTTTCTGAATGTTACAAACAGCTACACCAACGTTTCCGCAACGACTTTACTGACTAATGGAGTTCCTTCGCCGTGGAACACAACATTCAGCGCATCGGGTAACGTTCTTATTTTCGCAAATTTTTCAAGTTTTGCGTCTGCGGATGGTGCGTACACTTTCGAATTCAGAATTGACGGAGCCACTGTATCTAGACTTTCGCAGTACATGATGGCAAATATTCATCAAAGACTTTCCAAGGTTTTTCTTACAAATTTAACGAGTGGCACACACACGTTCTCAATATTTATTCCAAATGGAGCAAATGTGAATGCGAGCGATTATGCCGACTTCAACATGATCAATATTAATCTTTAGTTAGTTTAAAATTAAATTAAAAAAAAAATCCCAAAAAAAAAATGAAGATCGTAGGAATATTTATGATCAAAAATGAGGAAAGGATCATTCTTCGTATGCTTCAGTCTGTAAAAGATATTTGTGACGCAATAAGCATAACGGACACAGGGTCTACCGACAATACAATAAAGGTATTGCAAAGTTCAACAATAAAAAAGGATATTTACGAGACAAAGTTTACAAATTTCGGAGAATCAAGAACCATTTCCTTCAAAAATGCTTTGGAGACTGCAAGGAAAAACAACTTTGATTTGGCGAAAACATACGGTTTGCTTTTAGATGCGGACATGATTCTAAACATAGAAAACAAGGACATTTTTCTGGAAACGTTAGCAACCAATGTGACTTCTTGCAAAAGCTATTCCATCGAACAACGGAACGGATATCTTCGGTACTATAATACGCGATTAATAAGGATGGACTGCGACTGGAAATGCATCGGTCCGACTCACGAGTACTGGTCATGCACAGACTATGCTTCTTACAATTTGGATTGTGCCTTCATAGATGATGTGAGTGACGGCGGGTGCAAGTCGGATAAGACAACTCGAGACATAAGACTTTTGAAGGAAGCCGAAGAAAACGATAGGAACACGTTTTACCTAGCACAATCATACAATGATCTGGGAGACTACAATAATGCAGTCAGGTGTTATCTTAAAAGAATAGACTTTGGTGGATGGCAAGAGGAGGTTTTCTACTCGTACTACCAACTAGCCAAAATCTACGCTAAACAGAAAAAGTACGATAAGATGGAAATAGCTGCTTTACAAGCTCATTTCTGCAATAGAAACAGGAGGGAACCGTTAATTTTATTACTTAGAGAATTAAGGAACATAAACTGTCATGAAAGAGCTCAAAATTATCTTTTAATGGCTGAAAAACTAAATGAACCTAAAAACGTTCTGTTTTCTGATTCTAGTTTATACGATAAAGAGGTCATCGATTTTGAAAAAACGATCTTGTCTTATTACCTAAATGACGAAAAAGGACTCAAACTTTCTTGGAGGTACCTGCATGATTATCCCAGAGACAAAAACTTCGATATTGTTCACAAAAACCTTTCTTTTTACGTGAAAAAAATCAAGCACGAAAAAATCAAGTTGATGTTTGAGAAACTTGGAAGCTTCAAGGCCTCTTCCTGCTGCATCATTCGATACAAGAAGGTCTTAATAGGAAATGCGAGATACATTAACTACGATCTTTACGAAAACGGAGACTACCAAGTGAACGGTGACAAGGTTCGTACCAAGAACTACTTTTTTGTAATGAATGACGATTACGAAAAGGTATCAATGCAATTTTTAGAGTTCAAGGATAGCAGAAAAGTACCTAATTACATCGAGGGACTAGAGGATATTCGGGTCTACGAAGAGGAAAACAAACTCAAGTTTTATGCAAACACACTGGACTTTACTCCCCATGTCACAGTAGTGGCTGGATCTTATTTTCCTCTTTGCACAGCAGTGGAAAAAATATACAACACCGGAAAGAACGAAAAGAATTGGTTTCCATTTGAAGGAAAGTTTCTAACGGGTCCATGGGAGTTGCCTAATGCAACGCCTTTTTTCTCTCACCTTAGAGGATCTTCAAGCCCGGTTAAGTACAATAATTGCACGTACATACTTCTGCATGACGTGATAATGCAGTACAGCGGAAAGAGAAAATACTTTTACGTACTTGCAAAGGTTGAAGAAGGGTCTACAAAATTGTCCCTACCTTTCAAATTATCGGATTATGATGTAGAATATTCTCTAAGTTTTTTGATAGAAAAAGGGCACTTCTATTTTTCTTGCTCAGAAAAGGACGATGACCCTTTTGTTGCCAAGGTCCCGATTGACGATATTGAAAAGATGTTTGATTATTAATAAAAAATGGCGAATGTGCAGTGCTCTTCGTCAAACTTCAAGTACAATAACGTATTAAAAAAATGTCTGAGTGTTTGTAGAAGTAACATGATAGAGTTCTCGTACAATCCATCTTACTGCATAATGAATGAAACCTGTCCTGCAGGAACCACTGAAAACAATATACGATCGGATCAGTGCGACAAAATCGATAATGGATCTCCTCCTTGCGCAGATGGAAGCTCTGAATTTGTTAGCGGACACTGCTTTGTGAATTGTCCTCTCACAGGTTTTACTGAAGCAGGAACTCAATGCTACAAAGTCATAAGCTTGCGAACAGAAGAAGATGCAACGTGCAGCAACTTTCTTTTTTATTTTAGTGATGGTTCATGTAAATTAAATTTGTTTATAATTTTGGGGTTTGTTTTGGTGTTTATAAATGTAACTTTTATTTTCAAGCATTGGGACAATAAGTCCAAAAAAACTCAGGTTTAATAGAAGATATAGTATGATAAATTGACGGCAGCAACTGTTGCGTTTGCATTTGAATTAATAACAAATGATGTTCCTGGTGTGATTGTTTGTACAGTAAATGTAGTTGCTGTTGCATTTACGGCGCCGGTTTGTTGAACTAAAATAACGGATCCTGATTTAATTTTGTTGTCGTTTATAGTGACTGTGTTACTTCCTACGCCGATACTTGTAGTTCCTACATTGATTCTTTTATTCAAGTTATAAATTTGGAAGAATGACCAAATTGCAAATACAAGAGCAACAACGAGCAAAATGTAAATACTGTAAATGATGTTTTGAACAGAGTATCCTGAAGGCTTTGACATTTTTATTTATATCGACTACAAAAGTTCCTGGTCATCGTTCATGCGAGTCGTCATTGGACCCAGATAATTTATAAACGCCTTGTTAGCTAATTGCAAAGGTCCCTCAGTTGGTCTCTCTATGTCAAGAAACAATATAATTCGAGCTTGATTCGTGTTATTTTGTACATAGTGGAGGCGTGTGTCGTCAAAAACAATGTCTTTCTTGTCCCTCCATGAATATCGACTTCCATTTATGTCGATGAAACAATTATCGTCATTTGGTGTAGAAATGCCTAGGTGGTACCTAAGACACATTCTTGCTGGTCCATAGTGGGGTTTGATGTGACTTCCAGGCTGCAATATGCTGAACATCCCGAGTTTCACTTCGGGGATAGACTGCAATATAGCGCATGTGACCGGGCACAATTTTTTGGCCATCGGATCAAGAGGACCGTACCATTTCAGGTAGAACCTTTTCCAGCCGTCGTCCGCGATACCTTGGAAAAATACGTCATTTTTTATTGATTTTGAGTACTCTAGACTCTTCATAGCTTCATCGTATATAGCACTAAAATTTTGCAGTAACAAAGTTCTTCTTGGAAAAACAAGCTTTGGATCCAGTATACCGTTGTTTTCATTCAGAGACTGTCTTATCCATTTAGGAGTAGCAATATGTGAAATTGCATTGACGGGGCTCGTTATCAAATGCATTAAATTTGTCTGGTGCATCCAATGTCTTTTGGCGGCTATTGCATCAATGAAATTACACAAAATCCACATTAAAAATAGTATCCACAGAATGATCATTTTTATTATTTATTCCTTGCAGTGTTCTTGAATTAAACTCGAATCTATTTTTTTGACCCACTGAAACATGTTGCTTGAATCGGCAGAAGCGCTCATTACAATTAAATCTCCATTTTCATGAAGTGATGCCCTGTACGTTCTGTTGTCGCTGAACAAAAACACAACTCCATCGTCTTTTTCCTGTATAGGAATGAGACATTCCATATCATTTTCTGAGCAAAAACTTGTGGCATCAAATCCGCCCCAAAATCCCCATAAAAGTCTGTCTTTGTATGTTATTCTTAGAGGGTAAATGTGCAGAGAAAGATCGTCTGTACTTGCTATGACTTTGTCAACAAATTTTTCAAGCATCACCTTTACCTGCAAAGTTGAAGTGTAGGAATGCGGCTTTTCGCTTGTCCAAACAAGAACATCGTCCAAAAAGTACTCTAGGTTTCCGTTGTTACTTAGCAAGAGACAGACCTTTGCATTGTCCACAAGAAACGATATTGAATTGGGTACAGGTACTGTGGTCTGGATGGTGGCTTTAGGTAAATTTTTGTACAGTGTGGTGTTATCCATGCACGCAACTCTAGGCGCTGGAACGTTTATGTCGTTTGATTTGATCTTTGTTTGCTTTGGAATGGTTTTGTTTTCGAACTCTATCAATTCGGGCGGCAATTTTCGGAAATGTATCAAGTTCAAAACGGCGAAGGTAATCAACAAACAAATAACGACGACTGAAACGTAAAATGGACTCATAGTGTTTTTTATCTTGTGCGTTTGATTTTGTTTAAAGAAAGAAACCAAAGCAAAAAAAAATGGGCGCAACACAAAATGCAGTATACACAGAAATGGCTTCTACTGGTGAAGCTGAAAAAATTTTGACAGCTGAAACCGTTGAAGAATCTGATTTAACCTTTTGGAGATTTGTTCATTCCAAGACAACTCCATTTGCACTTGAACCGGTTGATTTTGACGCAACCGCTTCACAAGCCAAGTTCGGAGGAAAGGCCAAATACAACTTTCCAAGAAATGGTGACTTGTGCTGGCAGGTTTATGCAAAAATTACAATCCCAGGTATAGTAGGAATGAAGGACGGCAAGGTTCTTCGAGGAAGCGACGCCGTTTCTTGGACCAATGCCATTGGTCAAGCTTTAATTAGCTCGGCGAGTTTGGCCATCGGTAATACCGTCATTGATACATTGTCAGATACCTTTCTCTACGTTTGGGAAGAACTCAGCGGAAAAGCTGGAAAACGTCTCGGAGAAATGATCGGAAAATTCGAAACATTGGATGAAAGACAAGCATTCGCAAAGAGATCGCACGATTTATATGTTCCTCTTCCTTTCAGTTTCACAAGGGACACAGGATTGGCCTTACCAATTGTTGCCCTTCAATTTCACCCTGTGGTTATGGAACTCGATTTTGCCAGAAAGGATTCTGTAGTAGTCAATCCTCAAGGAGGAAGAATCTGCGTAAGACCTAACGGTGTAACAGACGATGAAATTGATAATGGATTGGTTTTAAGCGCTTTGCAAGATTCAGATTTGACATGTACAATGGAAGCAAATTTTGTGTATTTGGAACAAGATGAAAGAACAAAGTTTGCAAAGGGAGCTTTTGAACAAGTTATCGATGAAGTTCAAATTCAAACACAACAAGCAATTGCGAATGCTGGAACAGGGTACACTGAAAGCAGCCCATCTGTAAGATCCAACATAAGATTACAACTCAATAACATTGTTATGGAATATATTTTCTTTGTTCAATCGCAAGCAAAGAAGGAAGCAAATGAAGTGTTTGATTTTGGTGGACCTGTCGATCCAGCAAGTGGATTGGTTTTAGACCCCATCAGAGAAGTTACAATTAAATTCAATAACTCTCAAAGAGTTCAAACAAGACCCGGATCGTTTTTTCGTCTTGTGCAACCTTATCAATATCACTCTAATGTACCTGGAGACAAAGGAAAGAACTTTATTTACAATTGGTCTTATTGCGTAGATCCAGAAGACATTCAACCTTCCGGTGGTGCAAACCATTCTCGCATTGATAATGTTAATGTAGAAGTGAACCTTGACCCACGCGTTTTTACTTTGTCCGCTCCAACAGCAGAAATCACTGTCATTGGAAGAAATAAGAACTTGCTCAGATACAAGTTCGGCATGGTCACCAAGAAATTCGCCTAAAGTATTCATTCGTATTTAAATCCTCTTTCAAAACATAAACCTCATCCTTGTAGTAATGCAGACCTAAAATACAAGACCATACAATTTTATCCTCAAAATATTCAATTATTCTTTTTACTGGACCCATGCTTAATTGATATTCAATTTCTTTTAAAATTTGTAAACTTTCTGGTCTTAATACAAGAACTTGAAAGTCATCTACTTTATCAAATAATTGACAAAAATATTTACTAACTTTTCTAGGATTTATCGGTTCTTGAATTATTTCCCATTCATCTTTCTTCA